GTTTAAAGTTTAAGAAGTGGTTTAGAACATCTGCTGTTTTCTTACAAAGAGAAGATGAAACGCACTTTAGATTAATTGTACCTGGTAAAGGTTTATTATGTAATTTTTATATTATTGATAATATAGAAGAGTTTCTAGATTTTATCGGTATAGAAAAATTAGATATGGCAGAACCTGAAAAAATAAGAGAAGCGATAGATCAAACTAAAGATGTACCGAATACAGGTATTATTACGATAGAGGATGGGGCTATATATGTATATGACCACTCGAACTACTAAATTGCCAGGGGTTGGAGACATATGGTTAGTAGATTATCCATATAAAACCCCTGGGAATATGTCTAAACCTAGACCGGGAATTATTATTGACTTTGACGAAGATAATGTAATTGTGCAAAAATTAACTACAAAGAAAAAGAGGGGCAATAAAGAGTTTATCCATCCTAAGTTAAAAAGAAAAACTTATATATCACAAGAAAAAAGCATAGTCCCTGATTATAGATTAATACGATATATAGGAAAGGTAAAATAAGGAGTGTGACAAAAATGAACATAGAAAGAACAATAACGATAGATAATAGATCTTGGCTAGGATTAATGTTATTAAGAGTATTAAGTCCTAGAAAATGTAGCATACCTCAATATAAAGATGAGGCTTTAGCACATTTATGTGAAGAAAATAATTATGAACATCGTGGAAAAGATGTTATTGATGGTGAATTAGATACTTTAGCGCGTTCTCCTATAATTTTTTATAAATGGGAGCAAGTAATTGATCCAGAGACACATAAAGAATTATATTATGTTCAAATGGTAATAGATTGTGGTGCTCAAGGTAGTCACTTTGATATTGTAAGAGATATGGCTGGATATATTTATAGTGTAGGGTATAATCCAGATTGGGTAGTATCTCGTACTCAAACAGATATGTATATAACATTAGGTAATATACACCCTAATAGGAATTCATATGTTAATTTGTTATTAGCATCTTCAGTACCAAATGATTTTATAAGAGAAACTTTTAGTTATATTAAAGATATAGCAATCAAATTTGATTTAAAAAATATGGGTCAAATCATTAAACAAGGTACTCCATATAAAGTTATTATTAATTTTTATAATCATATTGTGGAAGCATTAATGAATAAGAATAGTCGTACTTTAGTGATAAGCAATTATGCTAATGATGGAATTGGTTTATTATTATTTGGTCAATATAAAGAAATAGAACTTCGCCAATTTGTATATAAACAACATTATGATGAAAAAATTAAAGCAAAATTAGTAGGAAAAACTTTAGTTGTATATGATGGAGAAAAATCTTTTGAATGTATAGAACCTTATATAAGTAAATGGGCTCAGTATAAAGTTGGTATGTTAGATATTCTACAATTTAGTCATCATAAAGATTTCTTCTTTCAAGACAATTTAAGAGATGGGGCTTTGAGAAAAATTGTATTTCACTTTATTAATCAAGATAAAATATCTATTCCTAGATCTAGATTAGTTGTTGAAAGAGGTATAGCATATGGACAAGTATGTTTTATGCCAGGTAAAAATCTTAAACCTAAGCATGTAGATATAGTATGTCGTAATAGTCGTGGATATATAGGAGAATTCGTCATACCAGTTAATAAAGATAATGTTCAATTTCAAGCAATGAAATTAATTGATGACCATATTCTTAATGTATTAAGTGGAATGAACACACAACCTGAGGAGTTTATTAAAACATATCAAAAATATTTATTTAATACACACGACGAACAAGTGGAAGACGATATATTAAGTGAATGGTTTAAAAATTGTGTTAGAACAAATAAGAGAACTGCTCGTGGAATTGTATATTCTTATATGCATATGAAGGGACAGTTAGAAAAAGAATATAATAGTATCAAAAATTATGTAGAATGTTTTGATTTTTCTAAATGTAAGCCAGTTCCAAGTATTCAAATGGATAAAAAACTAAAGAAAAACTATTATAAAACTTTACATATAGAACCTGAAAATATTATAATAAATAAAATTAATAATAAGAAAATAAAAGAAATATCTCAAATTAAACCAACTGTTAGTTTTAATTTTATAGATAATAGAAAAATGTTAAATGTAGGAAAAGCATCTATATATGATTTCTATAATAGCACAACTAATAGTATTCAATTTGAGTTTAATAAAATGAAAGGAATGGTAACCCATGATAAAGTTAAAAATAGGGGATAATTATCTTTTAACAAACCTAAAAGAGAAAAATAAAAAAGATTGTATAGCATATATGATGGGTTGCTTTTCTAAGCACGGACAAACTGCTATGGGTTTTGATTATTCAACCAATAATGATTTAACTGAATATATTAAAACAATAAGAGCAGAGCGTATTACAAAAATATATATATTATTTGAAGATTTAACAGAAGGAGGAAGTATCAGTATGTTAAAGACAGTTTTAAAGAACTTCTCTGATGTATTCAAATACGAACTTCCTCAAGTAATTGTTCATTATATAGATATGTCTAAGAAAAAGAATAGTAGGGAATTCAAATTAGCCATACAAGTATATGAAACTCTAGAATTAGATCCATCAAACTTGTTATCTCGTTTAAACTTACTTGATGATTATAAAAAGTTTGCTAAAAGATTTAAAGCAATCCCTGAAGAAATAAGAGTTATTGATGAGAATATTAAAAAGATGTCAAAAGAAAAAACGGTAAGTAAAAATACCTGTACGCTAAATAGTTTGAAGTATTTAGATTTAATTAACACAGCAGAGTTACAAGGTACTGATTTAATTTTAACAATTAAACCATTAGTCATAAATCCAAGTGAGGATTTCGGAAAATGTTTCAGTAAAGACAGTTTTAAACGCAATCCTTATTTAGTAAAAGCCACTGCTGAATTGTATAAAGGTAATCATTTTAAAATGGTACCAACTAGAATTATCATACATTCTAATTTTACTCCAGAGTTTTACGAAACTTTGGACCATAGTTTTGATGATATGTTCGCCCGTCATAATTGGAGTAATGTAGGTTATCCACATTTCGGAATGAATCACTTTTGCGGAGGAGAATTAAATGATGTAATTGCTCATACAACTGAACATGGACTAGAATATTTCTTCATTTGTTTGAAACAATATTTAACAACAGCAAATATGAGAGATTATGCGGGAAGAAAAGTATGGTGGTATCCAATTTATGATAAAGATGATAATTTGGTATATTGTGCTGGGTTAGAAATATTTAGAGATGATATGTTAAGAAAAAGCATACCAGCAGAAGATAAAGAATTTTTAAGAACAGCATCATATCAAGATATTTTAGATTGGAAAAGAAGACATGATGTTACTTTTGGTCAAGTTAATTTACCACAGAACGCTGATTATACAGATTCATATAGTGGTAAAACTGATGCGTTCTTAGATTATTGTAAAGAATACTTACCAGAATTATATAAAGAGTTAGAGAAGGGAGCAGAATAATATGGCAAAAACGATAGAATTTTTGGATCATAGATATGAATTATATATATTGCCTCAAGCAAGACAAAAGATGGAAGTCTATTGTGATTTATCAGAAGGAGAAATTGGTTGGTTAGGTTTCGTAGAAAAGTTTGACAAACAAGGTTTCTTGATTACGGATTGTGCTTTATTAAAGCAAGAAGTTCATTCAACAACAACTGAAATAACTCCAGAGGGCTTATTAGAATTTTGGAACTCAACAACTCCAGAACAACAACAACATATTAAATTATGGGGTCATTCTCATGTTAATATGGGAGTTAGTCCTTCAGGTCAAGATAATGACCAAATGGATTATTTTAAAGATAATAATCCTTGGTTTATTCGTTTAATCACAAATAAAAAGAGAGAATATTATATAGATATATATGATTATGAAAATGGTATCAAAATTCATATGGATCAAGCCGATTTGATTACATATAACCCTGGTGCTAAAGAATTAAGAGAAAGTATAGAAGCCGAAATAAAAGAAAAGGTTACTAAGAAAGAAACATCTTATAGTAAAACTTATGGTGGAAGTGCTTATAGTAGTGGTTATTTAGACCGTAAAAAAAACTCAAAGGGAAATACAAAAAGCACCACAAAACCAATGTTAGAAGATATAGACGTTAAGTATGTGACTTCATTTAACGAGGTTTTAAACGATCCAAATTATTGGCAAAATATTTTGGATAAATAGTTTTCAAAAACTCCAATAATATATTATAATATATTTGTAAATAAAAAAAGAAAGGAGTTTAGAAAATATGGATTTAAGTCGTCATATAAGTGTGTTTTCACCAGACAATGTTAAATATCCTATTCATATTATAGGAGTAGGAGCAACTGGTTCATTTGTTGCGATGGAATTAGCAAGAATGGGATGTCCAGTATTAAATATATATGATTTTGATGATGTAGAAATACATAATATTCCAAATCAATATTACGATAATGGAGATTTAGGTAAGTTAAAAGCAGAAGCATTAGCCGAAAAGTTAAAACTTATTAACCCTAATATAATTGTAAATGTATTTACATCAGCAGTTCTACCAACGCATGATGAAGAACACGCAGGTATAGATCAAATGGCAGGTTATGTATTCTTATTAGTTGATAGTATGAAAGTTCGTAAAGAATTATGGAAAGCCGTTAAAGCAAATAAGAATATTATACACTGCTGGGAAAGTCGTTTAGGCTCTGATCAAGCAAGAGTTTATTCTCTTGATATGAGTGTAAAAGATTTTAGTAAATATGAGGTAGATTTTTATGATGATGACAATGCTGAAGTATCAGCATGTGGAACATCTATAACAGTTTTACCAATAGTATTACAAACCGCTTCATTAATGATAGTTCAATTTATTGACTTAGTAATGGAGAGAATGGGAACTTATTACTTCAAAACAATCTTTGATAATCATTATAATAAATATGAGGAGAGTTTTGATGAAGTGAAGGTAGAAGAAGTTCCAGTTGTTAGTCAAGATGATTTATTTTAATTAACAAAAACTTATAAAAATCTTCACAAAAGGATATATTATTTGTTATAATATATTTGTAAATAATTAAGAAAGATTTAATTATTTAAGAATTAAAAGAAAGAGAGGAAATTTTCATATGGAAAACATTTATTCAGTAATTATCACAAAAGTACCAGGAGGAGCAAACCCAGTAATCAGTCACGGAACTGAAACTGTAGCAGAATTATTCGCTCAAGCATTCAACGGAGAAAGCATTAACGGATATCAAATCCAAGTTAATGGACAAACTAAAGATAGCACTTATGTTCCTAGAAATGGTGAAAATATCACTGTAGCAAAAATGATTAAAGGTAACTAATCCTTTATCATTAACTCTTTTAAATATATCGGGGAGAAGTTCTTCTCCCCAGCATATATGCTAAAAGACTATATACTTTTGGAGCGACACAATATATTTTAACTTTAATCGTATATACTGACTTCAAAAGGAATATAAGATAAATCTAAAGATTAAGGAGGACAGTTTGATGGCTTAGAAAGCCGTCGCTCCATTCTTTTAATATAGTATTGGGGGAGATCAGTATGATCTCTCTCTTTTTTTGTGTTGTAGGCTTTCAAGCAAACAAAACAAAATGCGCTAGCGTATAACGATAAAATACTTTTTTAATATAATTATATTATAAAATAATTTTTAACGCAATACGCCTGTAAAAATTGGTGTTTTTTAATTAATTTTGGTTTTTAAAAAATTATTTTTTTAATAGACTTGACAAAGAAAATCTTTTATATTATGATATAGAAGAACAAGGAGGAATTTATGGAATTAGAAAAATCAAAAGAAACTTATGAAGAACCCGCTCACATGAATGATATAAGAGCTGTGGTTAGCGAGGTTAGTAAGATAATAGATGGACACCCAGTGTTAAGAGATATGAACTTTGCTCTATTTTATCAACACGGGCGTTTAGGTTACATGGACCTCAATGCTTTTGCTGAATCTACCAAAGTACGTCTAGAACAAGATGGCGAAGAAAAAACTTTAACAGAAATACAAAAAGATATTGACAAAGACAAAGAATAATGATATAATGGTTTTGATTAATTTAAGGAGGAATTATGGCAAAAGAAGAAATGAAAGAAATGTTAAACAGGGTGACAATTCAAGGTACTTTAATGGATAATACTATTGAAATTAAAGTAAATGACAAAGGAGGAAAGTATCTATCAGGAGAATTAGAAGTAATGACTGATAATGATTGTATTATTCCTATTAGCGTATTCGCTTCAGAGTTAAAGAAAACTGGAGAAAAAAATACAATCTATGAAAGATTAGTTAAAATGATAGATTTCCCTTCAGCAAGAACTGTAGGCATTCAAAAAGCACCAAAAGTAGCAGTAAGCAATGCGAGAATTGAAGATAATAGTTTTTATTCTGAAAGAGATAATAGAGTTGTAAGTAATTGAAGAATTACTGGCTCATTCGTAAGAGCAGCGGCTAATGATGCTAGTACTCAAAATAGTTTTGAAATACAAGGTGTAATCAGTTCTATTAAAGAAGTTGTTGATAGAGAAGGTAATGACACTAACACCTATGATTTAAAATTACTTAATGTAAGATATGGTGGTAGAGTTGGAGAATTAACTTTAAGATTTGACGATCCAGCAGCGATTAAATATATCAACAATAATTATGAGGTGGGCGATTTAGTTACTCTTTGTGGTCAAGTCGTATATGAACAACATGAAAGAACGGTAGAAAAAGAACTTGGCTTTGGAGAACCAATTAAAACAACTTATACAAATACAGTTAGATTATTAAGAATTACAGCAGGAACACCACCAGTAGGACCTGATGAAAGTGGATATAAGTTAAAAGACTTACAAGCAGTTGTAACTGCTCAAAATAATGATATAACTGAAAAGTATAATGCGAAAGCACAAACTCAAGCAGCAACTGCCAAAGCAGCAGGAGCAAATTTATTATTCTAGGAGGTAAAAGTAAGTGGCATTAGATTTATTAAAAGTAGAACCCCATAAAGTTAAATCTGGGGTACAAGGAAAAATGTTCCTATTTTACGGAGGTCCAAAAACAGGTAAAACCGTAACAGCATCTCAATTTGATAAACCCCTACTTTTAGCATTTGAACCTGGGTATAATTTAATTGACGATGTCAAAGCAGTATTAGTATCTAGTTGGTTAGATGTTAAAAACTATATTAAGCAATTAAAAAACGAAGAAGTCCGTGCTATGTATAATACAATTATTATAGATACGGTTGATTTAATGTGGAGTTTATGCGAAAAGTTTATTAAAACACAAAAAGATATAGAAGACTTAACTGATCTTGCTTTTGGTAAAGGTTATAGAGCAGTAAGAGACGAATTTCAAGAAGCAATTAACGGTTTAGGTCAAATGGGATATACTCTAATCTTTATTTCTCACGCAGAAAAGAAAGATTATGTTGATAGTTTAGGAGTATCTCATAGTGGTATAACACCTACATTAGATAAAAGACCTAAAGAAATTATTACCGGTCTTGTAGATGTTATGTTATTTGTATATGAAAAGAATCAAGAGGGTGGAAATATTAGTACTGCCTTATTAAGAGGAGGTACTTACGGTAATTTAGACATAGAAGCCGGTTCTCGTTATGGAGAAGGTCTTCCTACTGAAATACCTTTCACTTATGACGAATTAATGAAAGCAATTCAAAGTGCTGACGAGGCTATGTTATCTAAAGGTGTTACCCTTTCTACTGAAAATAAAACTATCTTAGAAGAAACTAAAGTAGTAGAAGAAGAAGCCCCTAAGAAAAGAACATTTTCTGCTGTGTATAAAGATGTTACCAATACAATCAACAAACTAAAAGAAAGAATTGTTGCCGGTGATGACGAATTAGCAGAGAAAATGACAACCATTATAGAGCAATATCTTGGAGCAGGAAAGAAAATTACTGAGGCAACTCCAAGTCAACAAGATTTAGTTGAAGCAGCATTAGTAGAACTTAAAGAATTATAATGGCTACGTTAAAAAAGGTTAAATGCCTTTATTGTGGGAAACTCATAGATAGAGAAAATGAACAGTTTATTAAAGTTAAAAATAGATATGCTCATTTCTCTTGTTATGAGAGTAAATATAAAGAAGAACAAAAGGAGAAGGAGGAGCGTAAGAAATTAACTGATTTAATCAAAGAACTATACGCCCCCGATAAACCTAACTGAGATCTAATTACGGCTCAAATTAAAAAATACAAGGGTGAGGGTATGACGTATATGGGCATGTATTATACGCTAACCTTCTTTTTTGTTATAGAAAAAAATGATATTCGTAAAGGTAAAGGTGTGGGAATAATCCCATATAAGTATGAAGCGGCTCGTAAATATTATGAGCGTAGTAATAATATATATACTAAGGCGGCTAAAGCCCAAGATATTAAAGTAAAACAAACCGAAAACATTATTACTATTACGCAAACGAAGCCTAAAAAGAAATTAATAGACTTTAATTATTAGGAAGGAGGATTATATGTATAATTCTCATGCTATAGAAAAAGTATTGGCTGGGTTATATATAAATAATGATTTAATTATATCTACTGAATACCCCCTTCGTTTAGAAGATTTTGTTGAAAAAAAATATCAGGCTATATATACGGCTTTATATAATCTATATGCGTTAGGAAATAATCATATAGATATTAGTGATATAGTAGGTTATTTTAGAGAACAACAAGGTATGTACCAAAAGTTTATAGAAGACGGAGGTATGGATACTTTATACCAAATCTGTAATGATGAGACTGCTTTAAACTTTGATTACAATTATTCTTTAATTAAGAAACAAAGTTTATTAAGAGATTTGGTTAAAATAGGCGTAGATGTCACAGACCTGTATGACAAAAATCTTAGCCCAGAACTATTTGAAAAACAGATGGCAAGGTTTAATGCCTTAGAGATAGATGATATCTTTAAACATTATGAAGCCAAGATAAATAATTTACAAAGTAAATATGAAAACTTAATAGAGAAAAGTTGTATTCATGTAGCGGAAGGATTGGAGGAGCTGTACAAAACATTACAAACCATTCCAGAAGTTGGATTACCACTCGAGGGAGAAATATACAATACGATTACCAGAGGAGCAAGACTTAAAAAATTATATATAGATTCAGGAGCCTCAGGAAGTGGTAAATCAAGACGTATGGCTGGTAATGCCGCTCATCTTTCTATACCTATGTTTTATAACACAGAAACAGAGGAATGAGAAAATACTGGGATAGAAAATAAAGTTTTATATATCACAACAGAGTTGGAGCATGCTGAAATTCAAACCCTAATTCTAGCATATGTATCCGGCATCAATGAAGATAAGATTTTAAATAATAAATATAGCCAGGAAGAAAGAGAGCGTATAGAATTAACAATACAATATGTAGAGCAATATAATAATTTAATTATAGAGTATTTGCCTAATCCAACCCTTCCAGCACTACAAACAATGATAAAGAAACATGTCCTTCAAGATGATGTTCAATATGTTTTTTATGATTATATTCATATTACATCTGGTTTAACTGAAGGAAGAGATAAAAATACCAGAGACGATGTTATCTTAATGTTGTTATCTGATACTTTAAAGAACTTAGCAAATGAATTAGATATCCATATATCTTCAGCCACACAATTAAATGGCGATTATGAAGAAAAAGAAGTTAAGAACCAAAATTTATTACGTGGTTCTAAAGCAATAGCCGACAAAGCAGATATAGGAGCAATCACATTGCCTGTAGATAATGCCGAGGACGAACTAGGAAAGGCTTATGCTTTACAATTGGGTACTTATGTCCCTAATTACATTACTGACATATATAAAAATCGTCGTGGTAAATGAACTGGAGTACGTATATGGCGTTATATAGATTTAGGAACTTGTAGAACCGTAGATTGTTTTTTAACAGATAGAAAGAATGATTTAGTAGATTTTAATAGCACAAAAGTACAAATTAAGCAAGCCGAAAAAATAGGAGGATTTGTTGTTAGTGATGCGCCAGATCCTTACGAAAATTTTGGCACTCCGGTAAGAATAGAGGAAGACAATGAATAATGCCGATATTCTTATTTCTAAATTAAATACATCGGACATTCTACGATTAGCAGAGAAGTTGGGTATCCCCGAAACTATGGTACATTTTGGAAACGATTGTCTAATCTTTCCTACAATATGCCATAATGAATTGATAGCCAACCCCTCTCATAAATTATATTATTATGAGAATAGCAAACGCTTCTATTGTTATACTAATTGTAAGGCAATGAGCGTATATGAGTTTATTATTAATAGTTATCAGGCCAGGGGAATTAAAATGCCTTTTTCACAAGCATATATGATTTTAGATTCTTTGGTTAATGATAGACTAAAACACGGCTTTGCCGTTATAGAAGCCCCTGTAGAGCACAAGGCAAAAGAAATTACTGCTGATTGACCAAATCAATTAACAGTTTATAACGGGCATGTATTAGAATGTTTTACACAACAGCCGAAATACTTAGCCCCATGGTTAGAAGAGGGAATAGATTATAATATCCTTAAAGAGTTTAATGTAAGATTCGATATGGTAAGAAATAGGATAGTATTCCCTATCATAGACCACTTAGGAAGATTAGTTGGTATAAAGGTGCGAAACTTTAACCAAAAAGATATTGAGGAGCATCGTAAATATATGCCTTTGTGGCATAATAAAGAACTTTATAATTATCCCAAAATGATGGTAGCCTATGGTTTTTACCAAAATAAAAAGGTTATTAAAAAGGCTAAGGAAGTTATTGTCTACGAAGCAGAAAAATCTGTATTAAAGCACGGGTCTTATTTTACGCAAAATAAATCTATCGCAATAGGCGGTAGTTCATTTAGCGAATACCACGCTTGGATTTTAAAAGATGCTGGAGTAGAAAAAATTATATTAGCATTAGATAATGATTGGGATGAAGATGGCAACAAAACCTATGGCCTTCAAAAAATGATAAAGGAAGGTTACAAAATTTATGATATGGGTTTTGATGTAGATTTAGTATATGATTGGGATGGAGATACATTAGGAAATAAGGATGCCCCTATAGATCGAGGAAGACAAGTATATTCTAAATTATATAGAGAAAGAAAAAATATTACTGAGTTTCCTCGCGAGGAAAAGGAGGACAATGGTGAAATACCAGTTACGAACGAAGAATTACAATAATGAAACTCCTGAATTAGCATTACATGATTTATTATATGATAGAGGGATAGAAGATCCAGCGGCTTGGTTATATCCTAAAGAAGAATATGAACACTCGCCTTTTAGATTTGAAAACATGAAAAAGGCAGTAGATATATTACATACTGTAATACAACAACCCGAAGCCAATATATTGGTTGTAGTAGATTCAGACTTAGACGGATATACAAGTGGCGCCATTATTATGTCTTTATTACAAAATATAAGCAGAGGACAAGAAATTGGATATGTATTACATCCCGGAAAAGAGCATGGGATAGAATTAAAAGACATACCAGAAGATGTTAATTTAATTATAGTGCCAGATGCCGGTAGTTCTCAAAAAACAGAACACTTGAAATTATTAGAAAATAATATTAAAATAATAATACTTGACCATCACGAGATAGAAAATGATTTTAATTACGGCAAATATGCTGATAATATAGCAATCGTGAGTAGTCAAATAAATTATCCTAACCCTGCGTTAAGTGGAGCAGGGGTAGCCTTAAAATTTGCTCAGGCTTATGGACAAACTTATGGTAAGCCTATACCAAAAAAATTATATGCCTTAGCAGCATGCGGCATAGTCGCTGATGTTATGGACATATCTAACTTAGAGAATAAACAAATAATAACTGAAGGAATTAAATATATAGAAGAACATCCATTCCTTATGGCCTTAATAAAAAAAGCACATTATAATGTAGAAAATCCTACACCTAGTGTAAAAGATATGGGTTGAGTTATAGGACCTAATATTAATTCTATAATTAGATTAGGTACTCAACCACAAAAACATATTATATTTAAGGCATTGGTTAATCCTACTGCTTTAACTTTTAGCAGTAAGAAAGGCTGCGAGGATGAAGAAGTCCCTATGTACGATGAAGCAGTAAGACTTTGTGAGAATGCTAAAAAGCGTCAAACAACAGCAATTAATAAGGGTATCAAAATTATAGAAAAAGAATTAACTGATACTACTCATAATTCTATTGTGTATGTTGATGAAGAACAAAACCTACCTTTTGAATTATCTGGGTTGATTGCTAATAAATTATTAAGTGCCACGAATAAGCCAGTTATATTATTAAGGCATTATACTGACAACAAAGGTACCGATCAGTATCGAGGCAGTGTAAGAGGGAAGGCTGCAGAAGGCTTAACCAATTTGAAAGATGTCTTAAAAAATATAAGTGGTGTAGAAATGGCTGAGGGCCACGCATTTGCTTTTGGTATAGGTATAGACACAGAAACTTTCCCTACATTTAAAACGCATCTAAACGATGTACTAGATAAAATAGACTTTAATGTTAATTTATTTATGGTTGATTTAATTGCCAACTATAAAGAAGTTAATAAAGAAATAGCGGGTATTCTGGCAGCGGACAATATTTGATCTCATGGAGTAGATAAACCGCTCGCAGTTATAAAAGATATACCTTGTGATAAGTTTGATTTAATGGGAGCCGAAGAGCAACATATTAAGATAGATTGTGGTAATTATGATTTAGTTATGTTTAATGAGCCAGAATTAGCACAGCGTTTAAAAGATGGAGAAAAGTTTAACATTAATGCGGTAGGAGAGTTTGATGTAGATCAGGCTTATAATGTGGGTAGATTACAATTTATGGTAAAAGATTATGAAATTACTGATTATACCCCACAAACAATTTGGGACTACGCATTCTAATCAGGAGGAAGCATGCAACGATTTAAAAACTGACTAATTACGCAACTAACTAAAAAAGATAAATTGGTTTGCGTTCCAGAAAGTTGGCAAAGAGATTATGTTAAATTAGCCAGCAAAGAATTAAAGAACAAAGGAGTAATAGCATCTTTAATTACTGAATATAATGGGTTATTAAAAGATTACTATGAAAAATGTTCTGTCAAAGATTTACAAGAAGAATTAAAAGCAGCGGAAGTAGATTTTAAAGTATCCGCACCTAAAGAAGAATTAGCCAAGTTAGCATACGAAGAGTTTAAAATGGTGGTGGAAAAAGACTAATCATTTTAAACTCTTTTTCTATTGACAGAAGGTTCTTTAAAATGATATAATTTAATTATAGAAATAAAAGGAGGAATTTGTCCAATGAAGAAAACACAAGAAAAGTTCTATAGACCTGGAACATTAGAAGAGAAAGGCACAAAGATTTCTTTAAAGACACAACCATATATAAATGGTGTTGTATTTGATATGGACGATCCAATATCTTCATTTCATGGGTTATTAACTGCTTTAAAAATTATAGTAGAAGAATATGAAGTGCTTCGTGGTATCCCTGGAATTAATAATGCTCTACCAACAGCATTAGATTTATCATCAGGCATCACCGGTAAGACAAAACTTTTATTAGATTACTTAGCACAAAGTCCAATAGAAATCATTTTAAAAGAACAGAAAGTGGATAAGAATATTTTGACTGACTTAGCAGTCAATAATTCAAATACGGAGATGAATTAATTTATATGAAAGTAAAAAAAGTAGTAGTCGAAGACTATACCTCGCAACAGATTATTTATAGTAAGAACTTACGTAAGTTTGAATGCGAATTCGACACAGCAGAATCTGAAGATGGTAAAGAATTACAATTAGTTTTTACCTCAAATCGTGTAATCGACGATGAAACTTTATTAAAAGAATATATACATACTCATACACCTGAAGATGGAGCAACCATGCGTTTGACATTAAACGACCAATTCTTTATGTTAGGGTTGGGTAAGAATATAACTATTGAAATCATAGAAACTAATTATAATAAAGAGAAGTATAAAATCGTTATCAAAATAAAAGGAACACGAACTGTTCCTAATGATAAAGCAATAAAAGAAATACAAAATTATTTCAAGGAGGAAGAAAATGGACAATAAGATGGATTTAATTTTAGACAAAATTACCATGTTACAAAACTGGACAAGAGAAATGGCTTCTCTACAAGAGAACCCCTATATTAAGGATTTCAACATTACTAAAATGTTAGAGGACCTTGGAGGATTTGTAGTAGGTCTTCGTAAAGATGTAGAAGAATTAAAAACATTATATACAGAAACCCCAGGAGAACCTGAAGCGAACATTTCAACTACCGTAGAACAATAAAAAGGTTTTTTAATATAAATATATTATAAAATATTTTTCGAAGCGCATACGCTTTAAAAATAAGCGTATTTTGCTTTTTAAATATTTTTAAAAATATATTTTAAAAAAGGGGAAGGAGGACAATATGAGTTATACAAGCCTACATAATCATACCGAGTATAGTAATCTTCGTTTATTAGATTGTATTAATAAAGTTGAAGACTTAATCAAATATGCTCATACATTAAAATTAAACGGAGTGGCCATTACAGACCACGAAGCACTGTCGGCTCATATTAAAGCCCTTAAATTTTATAAACAACAATGCCAAGTTGATGAGAGTTGGAAAGACTTTAAATTAATTTTAGGCAATGAAATATATTTATGTCGTAATGACTTATCGGGAGAAAATTATCAAAAAGGAGAGAAATTCCCCCACTTTATATTATTGGCTAAAGACGCCGAAGGGCATAAACAATTAAGAGAATTATCTACCAGAGCATGGAAGCATTCGTTTTCTATGTTTTTAACTCGTGTGCCAACCTATTATAGAGATATAGAAGAAGTTATTACGGCTAATCCAGGCCACGTAATAGCAAGTAGTGCTTGCATAGGTGGCTTTTTAGGTATCTGTAAAAGTCAAGGTAACGAGCATGCGGCTCGTGAGTTTATTAAATGGTGTGTCAATATCTTTGGAGAAGATTTCTATTTAGAATTACAACCCGCTCGATATGAGGAACAAATAGAATATAATAAATGGCTATGGTATCTATCAAAAGATATGAATGTAAAATGTATTGTTACAACTGATACACATTATCTTAAAGAAGAAGATCGAGAAGTACATGCCTCATTCTTAAATAGTAAAGAAGGAGACAGAGAAACAGCCGAATTCTATCAATATACTTATATGATGAGCCCAGAAGAGATTTTAGATAAAATGGGAGATTACCTTAGTCAAGAAGATATAGAACAAATGTTCGCTAATACTAATGAAATAAATGATAAGATAGAGGTTTATGATTTATCTCAACCTCAAATTGTTCCTCATTTAAGTGATGATAGAAGCAAACATCCAGAATGGAAAGAGATTTATCCTAAAATTAAAATAAGAGATAAATTTGAATACTTGAATAAGTATTATAATTCTCCATCTGAAGACGATCGATATTTGATTTATTTGGGGTTAATGAAATTAACTTACATGAACCTAACTCCTGAAAAACGAGAACAATATCTTGAACGTCTAGAAACCGAATTAACCGAATGCTGGTTAGTCAGCGAACGTTTAGGACAACCGATTAGTTCTTACTTATTAATGGTTCGTAATATAATTCAAATTATGTGGAATAGAGCAGAAAGTTTAGTAGGAATATCTCGTGGTTCGGCGGGAGTTATGCTGATTAATTATTTAATTGGTATCACACAGATGAACCCATTGGAGCAAGGTATATATTTACCTCATTGGCGTTTCCTAGAAAGAAATAAAATTGAATTACCGGACATTGACGTAGATAGTGAAGGACGAAAAAGACAAACCGTTCTTGAAAAAATTAAAGAGGCGGCTCAAGAAGATGGCGGAGATAGTACATGTGTATGTACTTTCGGCACGTTAGGTACTCGTTCTGCTATTTTAACAGCAGCGCGTGGTCTTGGTATTGATGTTGATATAGCCCAATACTTAGCAACCATGATCCCTCAAGAGAGAGGCTTCTTATGGCCTCTAAAAGATTGTATAGAAGGTAATGAAGAAAAAGAGCGCAAACCAATTAAACAACTTATTGACGAGTTTAAAAAATACCCTGGCTTTTTAGAAATGACAAGAGCAATAGAAGGCTTGGTATGTCAAATGGGCATACATGCTTGTGGTCTTGTTGTATTCAATGTGCCAGTTTATACATATAACGCTATGATGAAGGCTCCTAATGGCACTGAGGTTACTCAATTTGATTTAGGAGATACCGAATATATGGGCGGTTTAAAAATGGACTGCTTATCAGTTGAAGCGTTAGATAAAATCCATACTACACTTGATTTATTATTGGCAGACAATCTTATCGAATGGCAAGGAGATTTAAAATCAACTTACGACAAATATCTACACCCAGATGTTCTTGAGCGAAATGCCAAAGAAATGTGGGAAAAAATTTGGCGTAACGAAATTATAGATATATTTCAAATGGATTCTACTGTCGGAAAACAAAGTTTATCTTTAATTAAACCAGATAGTATTCCACAGATGGCTGCGGTTAATTCACTGATGAGGTTAATTCCTGAAAAGGGGCAAAAGACGCCAACAGAAGAATATGTCATGTATAAGCAACATCCAGAGTTAATCCGTAAGGAAATTAATGATTTAAACGCCACAGATAAAGAAAAAGAAGTCTTATATAATTTTATGAAAGACTATACAGGCGTATTAGAAAGTCAGGAAAGTGCGATGTTAGCGGTTATGATACCTGAATTCACAGCATATGATGTACCGCATGCTAATAAAATTAGAAAAATAATTGCGAAAAAGAAAATGAAAGAAATTGCTTCTGCTCGTGAAGAATACTTTAAAACAGGAGCTGAGCGTGGAGTCAGTGAGGATATCCTAAAATATATTTGGGACGTTCAAATTAAGCGCCAGTTAGGTTATTCATTTAGTATTCCTCACACAACGGCTTATTCTTTAATAGCATTACAAGAAATGAATTTGAATTATCGTTTCCACCCAATTTACTGAGCCACAGCCTGTCTAACTGTCAATAGCGGTGGAGCAGACGAAGAAACGGGTGGAACAACTAACTATGGTAAATTAAGTTCAGCCATAGGACGTATTAAAAAGCAGGGAATAGAAGTCAGTTTGCCAGATATTAATATGGCTAAATTTGGCTTTACACCTGACCAAGAAAATAATAGAATTATTTATGGGTTGAAAGGTATTAGTGATGTCGGTGATGATATCATTAATCGTATTATTGCTAATCGCCCTTACACTTCTTTTGAAGATTTCTTAACAAAGGTTGAACCGGGTAAGGTTCAGGCCATAGCACTTATCAAAGCCGGATGCTTTGACGCATTAGAACCAGAGATAAGCCGTAAAGAACTATTATATAATTATTTGAATACATTAATCCCAGCAAAAAATAAATTAACATTAGCAAATGTAAATGCTTTAATTAACTATAACATTCTCCCTAAGAACAAAGCAAAATTTACTTATTTATTTAATTTTAATAAGTATTTAAAATTAAGTAAAAGTGGAGAAAAATATTATGTTGATGAAAGAGCATATGATTACTTTAGCCGTA